TTAAGCTGTTGCTTGTTGCGCATCTGTATTTGTAGTTACGGCGACTAATGATTGAACTTTACTTAATTGATCTGTTAACAGCCTTAGATCTTCTTTTAAAATTGCATTATCCGCCTGTAATTGGTTTATTAATGCAGAATTATCTAGAATCGCTGCTTTCCCTTGATTTATCTCTCCTGCGATGCTTTGCCTAATTTCTGCCACATCTTCTTTAGTTAATTCAGGAAACTTAGCTAATAATAGCTCATCAAATTTATCTGCCTTAGATAACACCTTTTCTTCTACAGTTTTGCTTATTCTAAAGTTCTCGTCTACTATATTCCAAATAGCCTTACCCACAGTAATATAATTTTTATTCTTTAATATAGCTTCTTCTACTCCACTTTTAATTAATTTACTTTCTAATACCTTAATTATTAATTTTAATGCTGTTCTTATCATTTTACATACCTCCAATTATTTATTAAATATTCCTGTTTGAACTGCATAAAAAAAGAAGCTAATTAATGCTCCTCCCATTGCAGTTATAAACCACTTCATCATACTAGTTAAGTTTTTAAGATTTTCACATAGATTTTTAAGCTCCGTCTTCAGCTCTCTTCCATCCTGTTCAAGTTTATCAATCCTCTCCCCGTGATTATTAAGCCTTCTTTCATGCGTTTCAATTTTGTCTTTTACTAATTCTTCATTCATATTACACCTCTTTTTATTAGTTATTTTCATATAACAAAAGACACCTACATTGTTGTAGATGTCTCTTAGTTCACTTAATATTATAAATGATTCTGATACTAATTTCTTATAGTTATCATTTAGAATTTCTAAAATTATTCTTCCTATTTCTAATAATTACTCTAAATATAAAATTTAAAAATGCTTGTGTTATTTTTATTTTTGCATTAATCCATTCTAAACTTTTTATTTAGTTGTTATATAGTATTTTCCTATTATATAACAATATTAAATGGCACCCACATTTTGCAAGTGGCTTGCCTTAAATTTTATCTTAATATTTAAGAATCTTATATTATGGTATATCTTTAATCAACATCCATAGTAATGATTTTTTTCTTTCTATATTATACCATTTGGCATTTTCCCTTTAAAGAATATTTCCAAATATCTATTTTTAGAACAAATATAATTAAATATCAATGCTGGTATAATCCCAATGACTATATACATTAAAATTCCATAGTTAATTTTCCTTAAAATTAATCCATTAATTGTGATATGAAGATACATTATTGGCAATGTATTCATGCCTATAATGCTTAGCATCTTAGCAAATTTACTAATAAATTTGCTAATAAGTGTACTAGTAATAAGTATCCATATTCCAAATATGACTGGTATTAATATATCTAAAATGAAATTATAATAATGTCCTAGTTTCATATTTAATTTATAAAACAAAATTCCACTTAAATTTAATTCAATAAAAGCCAGACATATTAAGGATATTGCAAAAAATGAAATAACATTACTCTTCTTAACGATTTTGAGTATAATATTTTTTAAATAATATCCTATAGCAAAATATGGTATGGAAATCAAACATATATCTAAATTTAATGGTATTTGATATATTATATTCCAATTTAAATAATCCCCATCATATGGCAGAAAAAAGATAGACTCTAAATGAGCTGCTATGTACATAATTAAAATAATTAGTAAATTTGTTTTATTTGAAAAATTTCTATTCAACCAATGAAAGATAAGTAATGTTAATAACATGCATGGTATAAACCAATACACTCCTGGATACATTCTACCACCATATAAAAACTTTATTCCATTATTTATTGATATATTTCTTTGCAATAGGCAGTCCAAGGCAAAATACGAAAAGTATGGAATTAAATACTTTAACGTGGTTCTTCTGCTCCAAGACTTTTGATGATTTGACTTAAACAAATAACCACCAACAATAAAAAATAATGGCATATGAAACCAATATATAATTCTTTGTATATTTCCATTAACCAAATTAGGGTTATGACCCACTATTACAAAAATTATCAATATACATTTCATCACATCGATAGCCTCAAAACGTTCCTTCTCCTCTATTTCCATTTACATTCCTCCAATAATATATTTTATGTAAATTATACCATATTAGGAATTAAATTTCTTTACAGAATTTGTAGTTATTTAAAATATAATGCTCTATATGATTTCTATATTTCCTTTTTACTGTTGTAGTGCCTTCCATTTATTAAGCTAAATCCTATTTTCCTATGATGTAGCTTTTATAAAATCTTCTCCTGTGATTTCTTTAAACTGATCTACTGTAATATCTCCAAATTTATTAGTATCTGTTATTACCGCTTGCCTTAAGAAATCCGCATCTATTACCTTCATATCAAAACACATTTTCCAAAAATCCATTATGCATTACCACCTTTCAAATTCATAACCTCTACTTTTAAACCTGCTATAGTTTGCAAAGCATTTGTTATAATTGCATCTTTTTTCATATTATCAATTTTTATATTAGCTACTTCTTTAGATAGAGTTTCTTCAGTTGTTGGTTGTGATACTGGCGTTGGAAATAAGCTTTGCTTTTCTTCAGCTGTTAACTCTACTGGCTTATTATTAACTAACTTGTAGTTACATTTACCATTGATATCAACCAAACCTTTATCTAAGTAATTACCTTGTGCATGGGTATATTTATCTCCTGCACCTTCATCTATTTGTATATAACTTGTAGTATCTTCTAAAAACATACTACTATTTATATCTTTAATGACATTTTTATTATCCGATTTTACATAAACTTTAATTATATTTTCTTCCATTCTAATACCTCCTAATATATTTCAGCATCTGCTGTCCATACTCCTAACCTATAAAGCCTATTAGTTGTATATCCACTTCCGTCAATCTCAGCTATTCCGTTAACATTATTTATAAGAGTTGTATATGATGCTGTCGCCCAAGAAACTAAATCAGTTATATATGAAACTGTACATGTAGGCGAAACTCTTTTCTCAACTTGAAAATTTACACCACTTAAATAACCTGTACCAAAAGCGCTTACAATTTGTCCTTGTCCTTTTTCATAGTATCTTTTACACAATACTAATTCTTCTGCATAAAGTCTTGGAACAAAAGGTGTTGCTTTATCTCCTAGTTCGAGTTTTCCATTCCCAACGTAAACATTGCAATCAGAATTTATAACTCCAGCACCAACGTCTTTAACACTTCCGATAAAAATTCTACAATTATTTGCAGTTGCTGGAATATCAACAATTATATTAAATCTTTTAGGTGTATTACTTAGTAAGTTTTTATCTATTGATATTTTACCTAAAACATTAGTACTATCAGTTATTTGCATAAACAAAGAACCTTGTAACATATTTTCAACACTTAAGTCACATGAAAAACAAACAGTTTTACCTAGTAATTTGTTATAGTCTTTATCTTCTAAACTTTGCACAATAAATAATCCACCAGTTCCACAACCAGTAATTTTTAATCCTTTAATATCTTTTGCTACGCTTCCACTTGGTAGAAATACACTCATCCATCTATCAGCACAATAACTATTACTAGTATTAAAACTTGTCCCTCTTTGCCAAACTTGAAAATCTCCATTTATTAATAAATTTGGATTACTTAATTGTGCGATTTTATTCGCACTATCTGACAATGATGTATTAACTTCATTTATTGCTCCGCGAACTGTTTTATCACTTGTTGCCAATGTTGCATTTCCCAATATATAATCTTTTATTTTACTCCATGTGCTTCTTCTTACAATTCCACCTTGATCAAAAGGTACTGAATCGTTATCCTGTGGATCTACTAAAAACTTATCAGTTATTTTCCATCCCATCTAAATCATCCCCTATCCTATAAATTGTTCATTATTTTCATCTATGATGAAATCTCCATTTTCATCATCTAAAGTTCCAATTGCTAACTTTTCAACTATAGATCCTATCCATTCTATATACGCCCAATTTGTATTAGCTAATTTATCTATAACATTATTACCTTCATCTATCGCATTGTTTAAATTGCTTGTAGTGTTTTTTGCATTGTTAATAGTAGTATTTAAAATTGTATTAGTACTATTAGCAGAGTTTTTTGTATTAATAAGTGTGGTATTCATTGCATTCGCTTCTGCTATTTTACCTGCTATTTGGTTTAAGCTTTCATCTAAGTGTTCCAATGGTGTAATTATTACTGATGGGATATTACCATTAGAACTAGCCAAAATAGAATTTTGTACTTTTACAAATACATCAAAGCTTGTCTTTTGTAAATTATTTATACGATCAATTAGCTTTATCTCAAATTTTAAATCTCCTGAGAATTGTGTTGTGCTAGATGGACACTTCACTCTTATATTATTACTAGTTATAATTATGTCAGTATCTCTAATTTCATATCCCATATTATCTTTATTAACATTTAATATACATGAAAATCCTGTTAAATCTGCACTTAATCCATTATCATAAACATTAAAGCTAAAAGTAATTGTATCGTTTTGCTTGCATTTATAATATATTGGAGAATTTTCAAGTTTTAAATCTATGTCAAAACTCAAAGAATCAAATATAGACATTTATTCACCTCGCCTTTCTTTTACATATTATTTACTACATTCTCTATATACTCTTTTAAAGTTTTAGAGCCTATATTTATATTGTCATTATCAAAATCTACACTACTATAAAATCTAGTGTAAGCTCTGAATCTAGCACTATCTTTTACATTTAAAGTATTGGTGATTTCAAAATCATCATCAGCAACTAAAGTGGTTGCATCGTCTGCCACATAAATTCTACTTGTATATCCATTCTCATTAGTCATACTTAGACCATTTTTATCTAGCTTATAGTTTGCATCTCCATCATCTACAACAAAGCCACCATCAGCAGTACATCTTCCGTTTGCATTAACATAAAAAACTAACTTAGAGTTCTTGTATAGTCTAAACTTACCGTCATGAACTTCTAAACCATTCACATCTATTATTACATATGCACCACTAGCACCTACACAAGCTACCTTAAATGCATTTTTACTTAACTCCCATCCCATTCCAGTTCCATCCTGTTCGACTACTGCATCAATCTTTTCTTCCTGTATATCTAGTCTTGCATTTAACTTTTTCTCAGAATTTGAAATTTGTAAAACTATCTCTTGCTTTGCAAACTGTATTTGCTTTACAGTATCACTTATAATATCTGTTATATTTTTTCTAGCAAACCCAATTTCAACTTTATCTATTGTTGTACTCCCCTCTGAATCTACTGTATAGCTAATTTTATTAACTCTACCTTGTAAATCTAGATTTAGCTTCTTGTGTTTGATATAAACTGTATCCCCTAAATTTACATTCTCTAAAGCTTTATAATTTTTGTATTCTTCTGTTTTACTTAGTTCTATAAAATCTATAACATAGTTAAAAGTTATTTGATCTACTTTATCCTCGCTAAACATTTTATCGCAAGTATCTCTCATAATCTTATATGCTTCTTCAACTGTAATTTGTTTCTCATCTTTTGTATTAGTTCCATCCCAAATATTTAGATTTAATTCAACATCTCGATAGTATTTCTTTTCATATGCCCCAGCATTAGAACTTACAATCTGATATTCTGGCAATCTATAATCTCCTGACTTTGGTATAAGAACTGTTGCCAAATCAGTTAAATCTATCGTCTCTTTTATTGAAGATATATTTTTTCCATATTCAATAACAACACCATTGTCTTCCCCCCTTTGATCAACTATATCTATAGTGTCATTACTTACGATAAATTCTCCACCATATTCAGATAAAACGCTATTCTCTGAACCTATAATGGCACTCAGTAAATTCCCTTCTTTAACTTCTAATATCACATTGGTGTTAGTATTTGTATCTAAGTTACCAACTTTATAATTATGAGGATCTAAAGCACTACCTAATATAATTTGTATAGCTTCTTTTCTTGTCTTTCCTACAATAGTCATAGATCTAACTCTATTTTCCTTTAAATCTGCCAATAACTTAGATTGGCTTTGAATACTAATAGAATTAGTGTTAGTTTCTTTTTGAATTATTCTAAATTGCTGGTTATCTCTACTATCAATTGTTGGAATAGAAATTATTGAAGCAGTTACTAAGTTACTAGAAATATTTTTAGTGTCTTCCAATGGATATTCAAGTTCCATCGTATAATCTTCATTTATCTCTTCAGTGACCTTGCATGACATTATTTCATTCAATACCCATTCGTTATGAGAAAAATCTGTTTCAGTATTCCTGAATAGTCTAATCATTAATAACACCTCCAGTAAGGTGTAACTTCTATTTTCCTTACAGATCCAGACCATGAAATTGTATTTTTGCCAATAGAAAAGACTGGCCAATCACCAGTCATATTTCTTCCAAAATTAATATTATCTTTATAACATTCTTTTATTTCTGAATCTATTGTCACATAATCAACTACATTTTTTACAGTGAAACTAGTATTGTTTATATTTAAAGTTATGCTTCCACTTCCATAAATCTTCAGTATAGGCTTAGATTCATACGTTCCAAAATTATTTAATATCGTTCCGCTAATTGTTATGATTTTTGTCTTTAATCCAATTGTCATGTATTTTAGTCCGTTGCAAGTAAAGGCTACGGTAAAGTGCCTTACTATATTACTTGTTGTCTTTGTTTCACTTATTTTAACTTGCTTAACTTTATAAGTTTTAAATTCATCTAAACTGTAGAAAAGTTCTTTAGATATCGAACTTAATAGCCAATTATCAATTATAGATTTTTTTATTAAATACTCATCTTCATTAGCCTTATACCAAAAATCAAAACTAAAACTTATATCTTCAAATCCTTTAATCTTTGTAAGATTTTCTCCACCATCAATTGGTATTGTTTCGTATATAATATTACAAGCTGGTATGACTGGAATATTCTCTATTATTAACTCTAAATCATCTAAGCTATTTAAATTATTATAGAATATAAATGACACCCTACCACTTCCTTCTATTTGAACTAAATGCTAAATCTCTACTTATATATGGAGTTGAAACTCTAGCAATTTCTCTGCCATCCAAATTAACTGGGACTTGAATTATAATAGGTTGTCCATTTGAACCTTCATAAGAATTTTGAGCAATATTACTAGCAACTTTATTAGCTACACTTTCAGCAGTTTTTAAGACTAAATCCTCACTTGCATCATGATTATAAATTCTTGTGCCTGCCTTTAGTTGATAAACCTCATATCCTCTCTCATGAAGCGTAGTTAAACCCGAGTTTTCCATAACTCCACCTGTCCAGTGTTCTCCTATTGTTAATTGATCTGCATCAGCTGCATCTACATCTGAAGCATTTCCACTTACATTATAGGAGAATGTTTTATTTGATGGAATCCAACTGCTCCACCAATTTTTCAATTTATCCCACCATGTTAATATCTTACCTGTACTTGTATCTACACTATTTTCAAGATCACTATTCATTCCTTTTATTTTTTCAACTGCTCCATCTCGAGTTTCTTGTGCCTTTTGAATAGTATCATCTCTTTGCTTAGTTGCATCTGCTATCATTTTATCAGCTTGCTCTGATGTTATAGAACCTACCTCATCACGTTGCTTAATTATTGTTGCAACAGTTTGATCATATTCATCATTAGCAGCTTTAATAGCTCCATCTCTACTTTCATTTAATTTTTGAATATGCTCCGATGCCTGTTCAGCAGTAATTCTTCCATCATAATCTTTCATACGCTGTAAAATCACCTGTGCTTCAACCTCATTATCAGAAAGTGATTTTACTGCATTTTCTTTCATTTGACTTTGTAATTGTCCTATATCAGTTACTTCTTGACTCGTTAAAGTTCTATGATTATTTGCCGCATTTTGAATTATTTGATTTATTTGATCTTCATATTGCTGTGTTTGAGTCTCTTTATTAGTATAAAATTCCGTTGCCTTTTGCATGATTTCAGTCTGCTCTGTACTGGTAATGGTATTTTGTTGTGTGAATAATTCTTGTAATTTAGATATGCTATCAGTTTTCTGTTTCTCATATCCTTGTATAACGCTCTGAGTCATACCATCGAATTTAGCTTTAGTATCAGTTGCAATTTGTCCTGTAATAACAGTTCCATTAATATATAGATCTTGAAGTGAGGCTTTAGCATTTTGATCCATATCTAAATAATCTTTTACTGCCGTCTTTGTTGCTTCACTTATCTTTACTGTATTAGTTGCAACATTTTGAGTCATAGCTCCATATTCGGTTTGTACAGTTTGTGAAGTATATTCAACTTTATCTGCAAATAAATCAACACTTGGTACAACTTCCTGAGTTAACCCTTTATATATTCCATACCCAGCTAAAGCAACTGCACCAGCTACTGCAATGTATGGAGCTGCAGCTACAACTGCTCCACCCATCCCTGTAGCCAATGCACCAAATCCTGTAGCACCTCCGACTCCTCCAGCAACCGCTCCAGCTTCTGCAACTGTTTCTGTAGCTACAGTTGCAGTTCCTAAAGCACCAGATAATTTAGATGCTACATTAATTACAGTTCCAATCCCACTAGACACTCCACCAACTACTTTTAGAACTCCACCTAGCGCAGTACTAAACATTACTACATCTGCAATAGTTGTTACAGTTCCTTTATCCATACCTTCTAGAGTTGATGTCAAGCCACCGATTACATTAGTAGCCTCTTCCATTACTGGTGCTAATGCATCGCCTAATTCTATGCTTGCATTTTTTAATTCATTGAAGTTTTTTCTCATTTTATTACCAGCAGTTTCATCTACTTTTGTAAATGCATCATCTAAGGCTGTGGTATTAGTAGTCATTTGATCCATGCTTTGTTGGAATAAGTTCATTCCTTGGTCACTTGTCATAGTAAGCACAGTGTTAACCGCTTCTACAGAACCAAATAATTGATACAATTCTTCCGTATTACCATTAGTTTTTTGTTTTACTTCTTCTAAGAACTTCCCCCATCCAACGCTCTGTAAATGTGCTGCATTGAATTTTAAACCTAGCTTTTCTGCCATTTTTGCAGCATCATCTGATGGTTTTGCTATATTAGAATAAGCTGCTTTTAACCCTGTAACTGCTTCAGATGTCTTAATACCATTGGCAGTTAATGTTGCTAATGAACTGAATAGCTCTGATGTAGTTACTTTTAATGCTGCTGTTGTTGGAATAACATTACCTATAGAGCTAGACATTTCTCCAAATGTTGTTTTTCCTAAGTTTTGTGCAATAAACATTTGATTAGCAATATTAGTTACTTCTTCTGTCTTAAGTCCATAGGCATTTAATACTGTGGTTAATCCATCAACTGATGTTGCTGTATCAGTAAATCCACCTTTAGCTGCCTTAACAGCCGTTGTTAAGAAATTTACCGACTTTTCTGCTGCAACACCACTGGAAATAGTATCATACATACCATCTTGAATAGTATCAAATGATTCTCCCGACATATTAGATAGATCTATAACGCCTTTTCCCAAATCCTCTATGCTGATATTAGTTGTATCAGCTACGGTACTAATCTTAGCCATACCATCATGGAAATCAGTACTAAATTTAACCCCTGCTATTCCTGCTGCTTCTAATGGCGCTGTAATTTTTAATATTCCATCTCCAACATTAGTAGCTTTACTCCCAAAATCCTTTAGTTTCTCGCCACTTTCTTTTAAACCATTGCTTGCATTAAGCCACTTATTATTACTTTTATCAAGCTCATCATTTATTTTCTGAAGTTCGCCCTGAGTTTTGACCATCTCAGTTTCAGCTTTATTCATATTCGTTTGATAATTTTGTATCTGTTTAGCATTAGATTCAATTGCTTTTTCTTTTTTACTATACTCAGTTGTTAATTGATCTACTGCTTCTTTAGCACTTTTAGCTTGTTCACTTTCTTTCCCATATAACTGTATTGCTTCTTGATACTTACTATTGGCACTTTCCAAACTAGCTTTTAATTTATCTCTTTCAGAGATATTATCACTCATCTTTTGACTAGCTTTCTCCATTGCTTCTCTATAGGTATCAACTTTTTTAGATTGTAAATCAAATTGTTTGGCAAGTGCATCTTGTGCTGACTTCAATCTATCACTAGTAGATCCAAATGTCTTAAGACCTTCACTAGCTAATTTAAATTCTGATTGAACTTCTTTTAAACTGCTATTTATACCTTTAATACTAGAATTATATCCAGTATCATCTAGCACCATCTTGGCCTTTATTAGTTTTTCCAAGTCGCTCAATTACTTTACCTCCTTTCCTATAAGAATGGTATTTCATCTATATAAACTCTTTCTTCATTGCCAGATTTATTTTCATTGTTTTCGTCTTTAATTTCCCAACCATTAAACTTCACATGATTCATCCACATTTTATATATTTCAGCATGTGTAGATTCTAAAAATTCGGCTTTTGTATAATTTAAATGAACTTTACTAATATAAAAAAGCCAGTCAAAATTAATCTCATAAGGATTTTTTGACTGGTCCACTAGTTTTTTTCTTTATTATTTTGCTTTGATTTTTTTCTCTTAACACCAATATCGATTCCCATATAATCGAAATATAAGTTCTGCACAAATGTAGGTATCTCGTTATTAAGCTGCTGAGGTGTTAATAAGTTTATTAATTCCTCTATGCTGAATTCTTTAGTCCTTTCTACTTTTTTATCATTTTCAGTTTCCTTATCTATGCAACTACATGACATTAATCTTAATGCATTAGTATAAAATTTCTTGCCTTCCATTATTCCTTGTAGTACTGTTCCGTAATTACCATACTTATCATCTACTTTCAAAATGGTTTCATTTGTCATTTTAAAATTATATTCTTTCTCACCTATCTTTAATTTTCTAGTTTCAGTAAACATATATTCATATCCCCTTTCTCACTTTATAAGAAACTCCCAATCAAATTAAATGATTGAGAGTTTAAATTACTTAAGTAGTTGGTGTAGCTACTTTTTTAGTAGGTACAATTACACTTTCAAAAAATTTAGTTTCAATGTCACTTGGGCAATTTGGATCATCCTCATCTACATTATATTTCCACATTCCGTTATTTTGTAGCGGCTGAAATGTTGCTTTCATTTCTGGTGTCTGATAATCAACTTTTCCTTCTTGCCCTTTACTAGAATCATCTGGTAATTCCATTTTCCCCTTATAAAGAATTCCATATCTCTTTTTGCCATTAGACTTATTTGCTACATAAAGCAATGCTATATATGGAGCAATATCATCAGATGATGCAAATGTTCCTCCTTCTGTTGCAATTGTTTGTCCTAACAAATCAGCAGATTGTGCATTTGTCAAATCAGCTACATTTACAGTAACCTCAATATCTTCTAATGTTGTTGTTTGATCCCACACCTTATTTTCTGCATATAATTTTGCTGTATTACTTTTCGGTGCAATCTTAATTTCTTTAATACCTGGTAAATAAATTGGTTTATCAAATGTTATTCCTGTCGAATCATCCTTTGTAATCTTCGAATAATAAAGCTTTTCTAAACCTACAATAGCCATATATTTTTACCTCACTTCCAGTGTAATAAAAAAACGCATGGCTTTATGGAATAACTGCGTATCATTTTCATATAAATCGGCAGCCATACTCCTATTAAAGCCAGCGTTTGTCATTACTTCTTTAATTTTATTCTCTAAATCTGTGTAATCTGTTTTACTGAATATATCTACTTGCAAATAAAAGTTTGTTGCTATCTCTTTATTTTCTGCCCATTCCTCACCATTCTCATCAAAGATTTCATACTCAATATATGGAGCTGTTGGACTATTGGCATGTATAAAATAAACTTTTTTATCTGCTGTTAAATTTAATATTTCAGAATTTGATAATGCATCTTTTATAAACTTCTTAATATTAACCATTGCATCACCTCTGCTTTAACAATCCCTTTGCTAATACCTCTAAAGCTTCATCTTGTGAGCTATTAACAGATCGTTCAAAAAATCCAACATGATGTTTTTGTTGGCTAGTTCCAAACTCTTCAAATCCTGTATACCAGGCGCCCATTATAACTTGACCTGTTATTAAAGAAAGATCATTCTTACTAATCTTTTCTTTAATTTTTCTTTTCATATCTCCGCTTTTTCCAACCGGAGTATTACTTTCAACAGCATTATAAATTACATCTATACCGTCTTTCATTGCTTTCTTTTCATCAGCTTCAGTAAGTGTCATATCTTGAAGTAATGCTTCTAATTCCTCAAAACCATCTAATTCAATTCCACTCATGTAATCACCTAGCCTTTAACTTCTACCTTTATATCTATCCATTGATGAAGATTCTTATAATCAGAACAAAATAATATATCATAATCTTTTTCTTTATATATCACTTTATACTGTTTTGTTGCTCCTGGTACTAATAACACCTTAGTTTTATTGCAATATCTCACTGTAAATGTAACTATATTCTCAGAATTGTTAGCCTTTGCTGATATAAACTCTTTACCACTTACTTGTTTAAATGCACTCCAACATGAATAATAAGTATCATCCCAATTTGGCTCATCAAAACCATTATCATTTTGACTTTCTCCAAGGTATTCGCTTATTGCTATTCTTTGATTCATTTCTATGCTAATCAATTATAATCACCTCATATTAAACTTAAAGGGTAGCAAAATTCACCCTTTAAATTAAAATGATATTACATAGCAGTTTCTAGCATATCCTTTCTTTACATCAAATCTTCCTAAAATCCTTACTTTAACTGTATCATTTATAAATCCTGCTTCTGTACTTCTGGCAACTGTAAACTCATTTCTTTTAAATAACTTTACAAGTTCCTTAGAATTACAAACATAAAAAGTAGCTGTTTTTCCTTCTGCTGTTGGTAATAAAGTTTCATCTACTACAACTAATTCTTTATTATTAAAATAATATTTTCCGTTTACTTCTGTAACTAAATTTAAAGGTCTCTTTTGCCCATCTTTCATATTCTTTAATACTGAATATCCTTTTGGATTTGTGAATGTCACTAATCCAGCTTTAACTGCTGGTACCGCCTCGTCTATAGCTGTATTTATATCCTCATAACTTCCAACGCCAGTAAATGCAGCTGCATTATCTTTTATTACTTTCATAATCTTTGCATTTTTAGTTCTTACAGTTTTAGCTGTGAAGTTTCTACGTGCTAAGCCTTCAATTTCAACCTCTGCATCATCAAGTAATTCAGATGTTAATGTGTAAATCTCACCAACTTTAGCACATTTAAATGCTATATCTGAAGTTGTTAATGTTGCATCAGTAATATCATCCCCCTCTAGAACCTCTGGCAATTCATCTTCATCTACTTCTGATACTGGCATTGTTCCTTCATTCTTTGTTACTGGAATAACTTCAACATATTCCTCTAGTGATCCATAACCTTTTTCTATCTCTATAAGTTGATTTACAAATTGTTTTGGTAACACTGCTGAATTGTCTGTTGTCTTAACCATTGCTCTTTCTTCTTCTGTTAACTCCTGACCTAAGACTTTCTTAACAATGCTCCTCATTTCGTCGACCTTATCTACTTTTGTTTGCTTTTTCTCATTCCTTTGAGACTCCAAATCTCTCTTTTCGGCTTCTTCTAATTCTTTTTCAATTTCTATCATTTTTTCTATACTTCTTATTTCTGCCATTTTAGCTCCGGCTTCCGTTACCTTTTGCTCTGCTATAAGACTTCTAACTTCTGTTTTCTTACTATCTAATAATGCTAATAAATCTTTTAATTTCATCTTTTAACTTCCTCGCCTTCATTATTTAAAATAGAGTATAAAAAAAGAACTACATAATCTGTAATTCTAATTCCATTAATTTAAGTTTTAGATTTATATCATCCTCTCTTTTTTCTTCCTCTAATGGAATTACTTCCACTTGATCCTGTATAAATCTTTGCTCAATACAAACTTCTTCATTATCCCTAGCCTCTATACTAGTTCCATAATATGCTGGTGTACGTGTATTATCAAGTATAGATACTTCTCTTAATATAATATCTTCAAGATATCTTCGCTCAACATCTGTATCCGTTTTTCCCCAGCTTTGTTTTTGAGGTATGAAAGAAAATGACCACCCAACTAGTTTATTATTTTTTGCCTTTTCAATAACATCAGAATCATATATTCTAGCTTCCGCATATAAACCAATATTATCTTCCTTAAGTTTAAGATTATCTTTTGTTGATCCAAGTTTTCTACTCCAATCATGATTAAGTAATACTGGTACATCACTAGTTCTTTCCAATGCTCTTTGCCAAACTCCACTTCTAACCTGCTCAACAAATTTTCCTTTTGGCGACGGTAGCTCTCTAGAATCTCTTTCACATGCATTAACATATCCCCTAACTACCACATGATCTGACCTAATTTCTACTTGCATAATTTTTCACCTCCTCTCAAGATTCTGTAATATAATTACTAAGCTTATCTAATATACTAGAAACAATTCTATCTTGTTTAGTTTTAATATCTATATTAGTACCTCTAATGTTATACATATCTGATACTAGTTTTTTCTGAAGTATTTCAGCTAATTTAACCGCCTTTTCATCATTTTTGTAACCTTCTCCTACCATAGAATCTATGTATATTAGAGATACCTCTAGCAGCTCAGTTAAGTAATTATCTTCATCTTCATAGTCAATCTTCAAATAATCTTTAACAACATTTAGAGTCAATATTATCACCATCTTTCGGCGTAGTATTTTGCTTTCCTTTTTGGTAACTAACATTACCATTAATTAAATCTTTTAAAAGAACTTGTCCTGAAGGTAAAGTAATAATCAATTCACCACCTATTTTTTGTACGCCTAATATATCTCTAGCATAATCAAGGTCATAAATCCCATTTTTTACATAGGTACTAATCACCTCAGATTGAGTTTTACTATCAGTTCTTAATAGCACATTAATATTAAAACGTATTTTATATCCCATCTCTCTTTCAGTTTGAGTTAACAACTTCCAGTCCATCTCCTGCTCTATTTGCTCAAATATTATTAGTAAGCAATCAGTTAAAAACTTTATATTATCCTGTTCTTCACTAACTGCTGTATCTCTCATTATTCCCAACTTACTTAACGGAACTTGAAAGCTACTTGCTATTTCTTCTTTTGATAATTTTCTCAACTCAGTAAATTGTGCATCGCTTAAAGATAAATTCATAGGCTGAACATTATAACCTGCTGGTATAGTAAATACCCGCCCATTATTAGTGTAGATCCTATCAAATTTCTCTTGAACCTTTTTGAGTTCCTTTTCCTCTTTAATGTCACTAGTAAGCTGAACAACTATTTTATTTGTAAGCCCATTGCTAAAAAGTTTATTTAAGTAATTTTGACTTTTAAGACTACTATCTAAACTTTCAGAAAGAATGCTCCTATTTGCTTTGCCTTTAATTCCATCCATAGTGAAATCTCTTAGCATTATTATATCTTTATCAAAACAACTGCCTATCTCACCTTCTACACCTTCAAAATCCCATAATATTTTATTGCCTTTTATACTTTTAATTAATCCTGCATTATCTATTGTTACATTTGTAATTTTTACTGGATATAATCCATTTATTTTACTTCCTTGTCTATCAATAAAAAGACCAGAATGCCCCCAATGTTTTGATAATGCTACAAAGGCTTTATAGCAATCTATTGCTGACATATAATCATTAGGCCGTATTCTTAGTTTGTCATATAGATAGTGGTCCTTAGCTAACTCTTCCCCCTTTTCTGTTTCCTTTTTTACTTGTAAAGTACATTTAGCAATACTCTCAGATATGATTTTTATACAACTAAAATAAGTGCTTTCTTTCATTTCAATATCAAACGGAGTAATATCATAACCATTTTCAAATGAATACATTGTTTTCCATTCATTAACGCTAATTGTCTCTCTTTTCTCAAGTAATCTATTAAAAATCACTGTTTATCACCTCGCTTTCCCGTAAATTTATATAAAAATATACTGAAAGCAATAAAAATAAATCCCAATGAGTAAAATCCAAACTTGATATTTATAGAGAAATTAGTAAGCAATATGATAAAAACTCCAATAAAAAAGACCATTTCCATAACAAATATGTCATTGAAAATAGTTCTATTAATTATATTCTTAAGTTTTTCTTTGACTTTTTTCAAGATCTCACCTCATTTCTCTACCAATCCATCTTATCAAGGGTATCTACAGCACTATATTTTTCTTCTTCAACTATTAATTGTGTCATTCCAAATATTAATACAGCAACCATATCTATTCTTTGCTTATTCTTATTTTCTTTCTGTAGCATCTCATCATCTGCTTTACCTTTTGTAGTAATTGCATTCTTCATATTCCAATCAAGTAATTCGTTCTTTTCGTAAAACACATTTCCATCATAAACAAGCTTTCGAAATTCTTTCGTTGCTGGACTTAAATTAGTATAAGTTTGTTTTAACATTATTACATCAAAATCTTCGCTTAATCTTTCCATCATTTCTTTTGCATTCATAGGATCTGTTACAATAGATATAATTTTACAATTATATGTTTCTTCAATGCTTCTTATATATTCTTCAACTTTTGTATAGCTTACTGTCATTCCTTTATGAATATCACAATATCCCAATTCAGCATAATTTCTATAATCAATATTTTCTCTACGTTCTGCCAAACTATCTTCTGGTAAAAATCCATGAGATTTGCAGTAAATTTTATTATCTTCTCTATACATAATGCTTACCGCTGTTAAATCTGTAGTCACTGATAAATCTACACCAACAATAACCTCTTTGCCTTCAAAATTAATATTATCAACTTCACACTTCTTCCAGTATCTAATGTCTAAATATTTATCTAATTCATTGGTATCAAGAAAAATATTAAAGTTTTTAGTTAATAACTCTTCCTGTTCAGATATTTTTATTTTAGCAATCTCTCTATCACTTTTAATTTCTTCGTAATTTTCTTCTACTCTTAACGGATTTGCCTTATAAATTGCCATATCATCCCACACTTCCTCTCTAAGTGCATAATACAAAAGAATAAATATTCGTTCATTTGTAACTGTTCCCTCCAACACTGCTCTATCATATTCAAGTTCTTCGAGCATTATTGAATCACTTTCAGCATAAGCAGTTGTTGTTTTAAACATAAGTGGATTTTTAACACTCAATTGACCTTTTCTCATAGCTTGTATATTATCATTACTTGTAAATGCTCCAACTTCATCTGCACATACTGCTGCTGGTCTAATGGAGTTATTCTTATTTGCTTTGCTCGTACGTGGATAATAAAAACTATGTGTTAGTGTACACTTTATAACACCTATTTCACTTTCTGATACAAAAAAATGTTTTTCTAGTGCTGGACTTGCTGTTATTATCTGTGCCATGGCCTTACGTACTTCCTTTGCTAAATCTCTATCAATACATACGGAGTAAAACTCACTAAAGTTCTGCTCTGTTAGCATTAATAGTATAAATATGAGTGCTATTAAAAATGTTTTAGCATTTTTACGAGGAATAAATAAGACTACATCTCTATACCTGAATTTATTTTTATCATTTTTATATCTCCAACCAAAAATAGCCACTAGAATAAGTGCCTGAAATCCTACGATTCCATCATAAACACTTTTTCCAGCAACAAACCCTGTTGCATAATTTATTATTTTCAAAAGATTATTTATAATCTTTAACTTTTTTGCACATAAAAAAAATTCAAAATTATCTTCATGTTGCTTTATTTCATAGTCATATAGAAACTTTTTACACTGTTGCTTGACTTCATCTGTAGTGATTTCAGCATCATCAATAACATCCTTACAATATTTTAATGCATCATCTAATAATTTCATTAATCTTCATCATCCTGTAGAGCTTTTAATAAAGGATCTTCTTTCTTATCTTTATTATCCAAAGCTAAATTCCCTAACTTAGCTCTGCTTTGTGGAGATAATGATAATTCACTACAACACCTATATAAATCTTTTGTATATTTATCCTTTGCGCTCATCAAATCTTTATTTACCAAACTTCCTATATTCTTATTTATAATAGTTTCTATAGTTTGAAGTCTGTCAACTGCAATAGAACAAGTAGATAACACAAATACATCTAAATTAGTTAATATTCCTGTCTCTAGTAATTGTTCAATTATAAATTTATATATTTTCTTTTGTTCTTTGGATAAATAACTTGGTGGTTTATCTATCTTGTCAGCTAAACCTTTTAGTTTTTCTTCATTCTCTTTTCTTAATTTAATTTCAGCTTTAGTATTATGTCTACTTTGGCTCCCTATTGATTTACTTGGTCTAGCCAAAAATCCACCTTCTTTCACACGATTTTTCAAATTTTCATTTTGGGAATTTTATATGACTGGGAGGGCACCTGGGACTTTCCACCCCTTTATATAAATTTTCAGCCCCTCCCCCGGGTTTAAAATATCTCCTTTTCAAATCTTTTTAGCAATTCTTTTAAATAATTTTGTACTTTTAATTTTTCTTCAAGGCTTTTATTCATCATTCTATGAATTTCTATATGATTTCTTTTTGTTAATCCAATTATGTTGCTTGCATCTAGCCTTAAACTCCAATCATCTTTAGTTTCTATTATGTGATGATATGCTTCGGCTTGAACTATATTCCCTTTGCTCCATTCAATAATATCTAAACCAAATTGATTGGATGCTACGCTATTCCTACACTTAACCCATACACCACTTGAATAAAACTCCTGCTCTCTTTTATCTGTCCTCTTCTCCTTATAATGCTTATACTTTTCTTTCTTCTCCTTTACTTCACATTCACACTTGCCTCCATATGTGACTCTATTACCACATACAGAACATAACCTGTACATAGCCATACAGTAACATCTCCTTATATTTCAATAACCTTTGAATTAACTTCCTTCTCTTTTAACTTGGTAAGCTTCTTATCATTAAGCACCTTGTTAGGATCTTCGCTCCACATCTTAGACTTCCTATTAACTAACCAGAACTTTTGTGCTGCTAAATCTGGTTTACTATATTTCTTAACAGGTTTAACAACTATCTTCTCTTGAACTAATATAGTTTTACCATCATCTGCCAAGACTTCTTCTTTTACTTTTGTTGCAACTTCTTCTGTATATTTATATCCTAAACAATTATTTAGTAGTGCTTTCTCAACCGATTGATTAGCCTTATCTTTTCCTATAGCAATTGCACCCTTAAGTGCTACGCTATCAGTTTTATATTTCCTATATGTGGAATATCCCACACCTAATTTTTCAGCAATATCTTTATCAGTTTCACCATACTCAACCCATGATTCTATCTCATCTAAGCGGCTCTCTATAAGTTCCTGATAACTATCACTTCTTGCCATAATGAACACCTCCTTATCGTAGCACTCACAAATCAAAGTGCTACGATATTATTATCTATTCTCTAGGTCATTTATTTCCCTACTTTTTAGCGTAATAATTTAGCTGACTTATAGTATGTTTTAAGCTATAAAATACCTCATTTACTTACAGAGTAAGTTATTTATTTTTTAATATTCCTACTTCTATATGTCTTTAATTTTTATCCTTTAATATTTATGGATTAAATAATAAGGTATTTAAGGCTAAAAAAATATGAATATTTCCCATATATTAAAACACATATTTATCTGATATCTTTGCTGACTCTTGCAATATATCTTCATCTAATCCGATATATTCCATAGTAGTTGTTACCTTGGCATGTCCAAACAATCTCTGGACATAATAGATATCCTTATCGCGTTCTATATATTGAAAATACCCATATGTTTTACGTGCTGTATGTGTTCCAATTGAACCTAATATGCCAATCTCTTCAAGTACACTTTTAAAAATCTTTCCTAATGCTTCTCTTGATATATTTTCTTTAAATGGTTCTACCCCTTCGCCTTTTTGTGACCAATATAAATATTCTGCATCTTCTTTATCTTGAATGTATTCCTGAAGTATTTTTATAAGCTTATTACTCAATTTCACGACTCTTTCAAACTTTACTTTTCTAGTCTTCTTAGTTTTTTCTTCTTGAATTACTAGTTCATTAGTTTGTATCGCTCTCTTAACATCTGCAACTGTAAGTTTTACTAAATCTCCACCTCTATATCCAGTATTAACTCCTATACTCCAAAGTACATATGCTGGATAATTATAACTTTTCATTCTATTAGCAATTCTCTGTAAATCCTTAGGATCTTTAATTACTATAGCTGCATTCCTTCCTTTTTTTCTCAAACTGAATGCACCTGCCTTATCTTTCCCTTTACTCTTTTGTATGCATTGTTATCCATACATCTACGTAAATCGTTTGTCTCATTTTCTTTAAATATTCTTTTACTTCCACAGTGAGAACATGAAATATAGTATCCTTTCTTAATTGTGTCATCAACTTCCTCATTAATTAAAATGTTTGTCTTATTACATTTACCACAAATACGAATCAAATATATTTCCTTCAAATTCTCACCTTCTTTCCAAACAAAAAGAAAGACAAATTGCTATACAAACAACTCATCTTTCCTATAATTGCTTTTTCTTATCCTTTTATCTATTTCTTTAATGCTATTCTCATTTTTCAATCTTTTAGGAGTATCAAAACTTACTATTGGAGCTACATTAACATCAATTACTATATCTCCATCTGAATTAGTTTTATAGATAGATCTATTCTTTTTAATAAAAGTTGCATCACTCATATATTGTTTTGCTTCATATCTTGTGATTCTATCTATTTCTTTATTTCTAATTTTAATTGCTAAATGAGAAGTCTTAAACTCTTTTAGATTTCTATGTATACATTGTCTAACTGTATCTGGTTTACAATTCAATATAAATGCTATATCTACTGCATTATATCCTTGTAAGTATAATTCTTTCACTTTTTCTTTATCTAGCACAAATATACCTCCTAAAATTAGATATAGTTATTCCATACCAAAAACGTGACATTTCTTTTTATTGATTTTATGTTATCATAAACTTTAAGACATTTGTCGGACATTTTTGAGACATTTTTAGGACATTATATATAAATAAAAAAACATAGTTATACAATTCTCATCAACTGCATAACTATGTTTCTTTTATATCCTAATTATTAATTTTACTCAATCCAAGCCCCATCAGTGCCTAGAGTATAACCATCAATTACTGAGTTACTCTCCATTGCCCCATTAGAATTGAAATAATACCATTTTTCGTTTACTTTCTGCCATCCTTTTAGCATAGATCCTAATGGACCATATTGACCATTACATAGATAGTACCAGTTATTATCTGTGTCTTTAAGCCAACCAGTTGTTAATTTTCCGTCAGCATCTAAATGGAACCATTGACCTTCTACATCTTGTCCATTATAAGTCCAATCACCTTTTTGCGACTTATACCATCCAGTTACCATCTCTCCACTATTAGTATTGAAAAAATACCAATTGTTATTTACTGCTTTCCAACCAGTTTCCTTATTTCCATTTTCTTTTACTAAATACCATTTACCATTTGTATCTTGTGCCCATCCTGTCTTTTTAACACTTGTATCATTCGTAGTTTTATCAGTATTAGTAGATTCTGTATCTTTATTTGGCTTCGAATGATGACTTGATGAACTTGAACTATTGCTTGATGCTACAATTTTTCCACTAACGCAATCAAAAGAATAATCACCATATTTAGCAATTAAGCCTATGTATTTATTCAAATCATGTCCAGTTAACTTATACGTTTTATCATTTCCTACTTTCTCACTAAAGTTTGAATCTGAGTTATCTAATCTATACCACTCATAAGTCACTGCAGCGCCTGTGGTAACTTCGTTTCCAACTCCATCTATAAGCTGTGCAGTTAAAGTTCTTCCTACTTTTGTTTCACCTACAATTTTTGCTTCTGAAGGCATTGTTGGTTCATTACCTTCATCTGAATCTTTTACAATAACATTTACACTTGCTTCTAAGTTATTTGGATTTATTACACCCTCTGATAATGTTATTGTTCCTGTAAATGTATAAGTCCCTAATGTGTCTCCATCATATGCTGGATTTCCATCATTCCATACTACTGCTGCACTTGTTGTCGTGTTATCACTTAGTCCAACATCTACTGTATCTGGTAATCCTATGTCACTTCTTGAAGTTCCCTTTGTTACATTAACATCTGAAGGACTACTAATTGACTCTACTTCTATAGGCGCAACTGAAATCTTTAAAGTTCCAAGAGCTCTATGAGCAGAATCTCCGTTTCTTCCATAAATTCTAAATCCATAATGATATCCTTGGTGAATATTTAGACTTGAGCTACCAGTTAGACTATCTGTACCTCCACTAGCATAAAGTTGAACGCTCTGTTCTCCATCTGGTCCATCCGCATATGCAGTTACTTTTGCTTGAGCTTGAAACCAAGAATGAAAATAGCTATATGACCAATCATATTTAAAAGTTTCTGTAGAATCTGCAACACTATCAAATATCCACTGTTGACCATTAAATATTATATTCGAGTCTAGGTCATAAGCAAAACTTAAACTTCCATCATCATTTTTAGTTATCGTTGTTGTGCCTTCACCTGACTTAGTCCATGCACCAGATGACATATCAGCTGCTGAAACAGCATATGTTACATTAAACATGCACATAAATACAAGTACCATTACTAACGATAATTTTTGTTTAACATATTTTTTCATTATTAATACCCCCTTTAACTAATCATATATATTAAAGCATATTTTTTTGCCAATTTAAACATTTTTAGCATAGTTTTTTTAATAAAATAAAACTTTTACCATTTAATCATTATTTTTTGAGTATATTTCAGAAAAATTAGAGTGTTTTTGCAAAAAATAGTTGTAAATTAATTTATTTTTCCAATAACGTCCATTTTTCTTACATTTATTTTTAATTAATACTTGAATAGGCATAAATAAAAAGTGCATATACTGCACTCTATAAATTTATCTTTTGGATAGCCCTATTCAATATTCTATTTATCTGTCTTTCAGTCCTATCAATTTCATTAGCAACCTTTTTCTTATCCTTACAATCTATTAAAACTAATTTTACAACCTTATATTCTTTTTCAGGTAATAAATTTAAAATATTATCAATCCTTTTGTTTTCATTTTTTAATCTATTAATTTCCTTAGTTAAATTTTCTATTATTATGTCACTTTCCTCGGATTCACTTAGTCTTAAGTTCTCAATTTCGATTTCCAAATTATCAATTTTACACTTTCTTTCTCTATAGATATTGAATATACTTTTAATTTCTGCCATTTTTACCACTATCCTTTATAATACTTTTATGTTATAATTTAGACTGATTGATTAGAGAATCTTATTTCCATGATTCGTTCTCTAATTGTAATAGGTGTTCATTATGAACACCTTTTATTTTTGCCTTCACTACGCTAAATGTTAGTATTGTGAATCAAATTATTTGAATACATATTTTAAAATTGTACATAATATTATTGATATTTGTTATGTTGTTGTTTATAGGCTCCATTAATGTCACTATTTATAGAATCCATTATGTGCCCCTTAATTGGGGCATCTTTTAGTGTTTAATAACGGTATCGTATGGTAATTTTACAAACTAAACTAAATTATATTCTTTTCTTAATATCTCATTGTCAATTAATAGCTCCCAATCTCTAATTTGCTCTTCACCCATATATCTTCTATTTTCTTCAAAAAATTTCTTTTGATATTTAGTAATCTCAATCTTTTGTTCATCTTTACTAACTCCAGCACCCATTAATCCCATCCAAAATTGCAACGCTCCTTTACATTTATCAATTCCTATTTCATCAATTGCACTTGCATGACCTTGAAATTCACAGGGAACAAATATGCCTTCTTTCATGAGTATCCCTCTTATTCCTCGACAATTCTCATTAAACTTTGGTCTTGAAAATCTGCTGTAATTGTAAACATCGAAATCAGTGTCATCTACTAATTCAAGGCTATTAACTCCAATAAATTTTTTATCTCCAAATATAATTGCTTGTGCTAATTCCTCTTTATCATCATTTGAAATATCTTCCAAACATAAACTTAATAATAATTTTTCTTTACATTCTTCATAGCTCTTATCATCTGCGTAATATAAAGTCCTTATAAAATCAGTAAACCATTCACCATCTATTTTTAAAAATACATTTTCACTCATTTACTTCACCCTTTCTACATACTACGATTTACTTATAAACTTCTTCTTCTCTTAACCATCTTCTGAATATATACCATTTCTTCGAGTTCCTTAATAAATTAAATTAATTGAATACTTTTTTTCAAATAGTACATAATATGATTGGTTGTTGATTATATTATTATTTATAAAATCCATTGTATGCCCCTTAATTGGGGCATATTTTGCGTTTAATTACTATATTGCGTATATTCTAATTTCAAAAACAAAATACTAATAAATGGAGGTGCTGTTATGAATATAAAGAAATTTTTAGTATTTTTTCTAATATCCTTATTTGCATTTGTTAAAATCGCTCAGGCACAGCCACTTCCTATTGCAACTACTTATACACAAGGTATCTATAATATGAGTCTATATACCGGAAATTATATTACAGGTAAACTGATAACTCCCGACAAGCCTCTTACTGTAATAGTAATTGATTCTAATGGTAAGCAAAAAACATTTTTAAGGTTTGAATCCCCAAATGAAATTGTAAAACTTGGTCCTGTTCAAGAAGGGGATATTCTAGTACTGATTGGTACTGGAGAAGTATCTTTTTCTCCACTTTGATAGTTTAGCAGTGTAGTATTTAGTACAATTCTAAACACTATACTAAGTCTATTAACTTTCCTGCTTTATAAAATTTCTTGTACTACTATGTCGCAACATCTACATTCTGCATATTTATTTAATAATTCCACATAATAAAATTGCTTATTTACATGCGTAGAACTTAAATTATTAAAGGTGGTTAAACTAATGAAAAGATTTATTACTATCTTGACGATTCTTTTATTTCTATTATTTAATATAAATACTTCAATTGCTATTGCTGAAACTAAGACATTAACTCAAGGCATTTATAATGCACGAGATGCCAATTTATTGATAGGAGCTCCCCTTACAGCAAGAATTACTCCTACTAATAGTAGTGCCATAATTATAATTGTTGATTCTAATGAAATAATACAAGCGCTAGTAAGATTAAATCCTAAAATTCCTCAACAAATTTTACCCCCACTTGATTATAATTATTCGGTTATAATTTTCGGTAACGGCACTGTAGTATTGTCATAAAGGGCACTTTTAAAGTGTCTCTTTTTTTCATTTTGCTACACCACTTTTACATTCTGCATATTTATTTAATAATTCCACATAATAAAGTTTCATTTCTGTTTATATCCTTCCCATGACATTCTCCACCATGTCTATGATTCCGCTTACAATATGCACATTCTAATCGATTAGGTAAGTCTTTTGGTCTATCCATCCTAAACTCCCTCCACTCTGTATATTTCAAATTACTCTCTATTTTCCTCATCCTCTTTATCATCCTTCTGAATATATCCCATTTCCTCAAGCTCCTTATTTAAAGCTTCTTTAATATCTAATCCTTCTTCTTCCATTCTCTTTTGTACTCTTGGGACAATTATATCAACTATATCTTTAATAATTCCCATCCTTATAGCTCCTTTTTAGGAAGAAAGCTTTAATTAACTCTCTTCTTATTTATCTTTTGCAGTAACCTTAACATTAACAATTGTAATCCCTGATAGCGTGCCTTATAGTCCTGCAAGGTATTGATGAATATTTCTGTTATATTTCCACATAATAATTTTAGTGATTTAACTTGAACTTTGAAATTAAGAAAGAAGGCTCGTCAAATGAAAAAATTTATATATACTCTTTCTATTTCCTTACTTTTATTATTTACTTTCAATACAGTATCTGTCGTAGCTCAGCCCAAAATGTATTCACAAGGTTTTTATAACATGCGAGATTTGAACTTAAGTGAAAATGTTAGTTATAAGGTTCAGAATAATCAGCCTTATGTTGAAGGATTATTAATCATTATTGATGCTGATAGAAAAATTCAACAACTTATACGAATCCCCGCTAACGCCACTCAAATCCCTTTGGCACCTCTTAAATATGATTACAAATTTATAATATATAATAATGTTCTTTTAACTTTTTCTTAAATCATGAAAGGTGGCTTACAAAATGAAAAAAACATTTATTATACTCTCTGCTATTCTACTTTTATCTTTTAGTATGAATAATCTAGCAGTCAGTGCTAGAACAATAAATATCCAATTATCCGAAGGTATTTATAATATAAAAGATTTAAAATTGATGGAGAATACTACATACAATATTCAAAACACCTCTGCCGGAATTAATCTTATGATAAGAATGGATGGTCAGCAAGAAGTAATGGAATCACACCGTTTATTAGAAAACTCACCCAAATACACTATCGGTCCTTTTAGGTATGTTGACAAAATTGTACTCTTAGGCCCTGGTACTGTAACAATAACAGAATAAATATCTTCAAATTACGCATAATATAATGATTTCACTATACTATTATTTATATAATCCATTTTGGCCCCATTAATTGGGGCTTTTTTAATGCACAAAATTATTTATCAACATTTAGAATTATTTGAAGCTAGGCCTCATATAATTAAATGTGACCTCTTCACTATTACTTTATTGCTCTTTTGTTTACTCTTTTGTCCATAATCTTTTTTTTGCTTTTACCTAGTAACTATAAGCCCCTTTTTTAGGGGCTTTTTTGATACCCAAAACTTTTTACCAATATTTGTAACTATTTAAAACTAATCTTCATATAATTAAATATAGCTTATTTGCTATTATCTTATTGCTTCTCTACTTACACTTTCATTCATAATCTTTTTTTGATTTGACCTAGTAACCTATAAGCCCCTTTTTAGGGGCTTCCTTCATGTTAACCACCAATTAATTAAATAGCATTTTTCATTTTTATTTCTTTAAGCTTCTTTACTGCTTTATAGTAAAAGGCTGTCTGCTTGCCATCCCAATTAACATTTAAGGTTTCACCATTGTTATAAATTCTTACTACCTTGCCTATATGCCTTATGCCTTTATACTGTATTTCTACCAGCTCATTTTCTTCAAAATCTATAAGGTTATGAGCAAAAGTTGATGGCTTAATATTGTTTTCCTTCTCATCAATATCTTTTTCTGCACCTAAGATATGCAAGCCTATATTTTCTTTAGGAATCTCAATCTTATATACTTCATCTTCATGGTATTTTGGTTTTTGTAAGTATTCTAGTATCCATCCTTTAGGATTTATAACAAGTGTTTTATCCTGCTTTTGAATTATTATATTAGCATCACCTTTACGTTTAATGTATTCTGTAACGTGCATGTCCTTAAGTTTTTTAAGCTGCATATCATTTAATTTTCTATCTTGATTTACAAATAGAATTTCATCAGCTGGAAGTAGATCTATATCTTTTTTTAACTCCAGTTCTTTTACTCCATCACTGTTAAAGTACAGTGTCTTTTCTTCAAGCTCTACAAGCAATGCCCCATATATTCTTTTAACTATTCTTGCTGCATTAGGTTTATATAGATTAATAATTTCTGCAAATTTGTCTTTATGACTTTTGGCTATTGGTGCATACTCTTTTTTTGGCTATTGGTGCATACTCTTTTTTTGGCTCTTTAATTTCATTAAGCACTAAATCAAATATGCTTATTTGACCATCTAAAACTTCATCCATTTTATTTTTAATCATCGTTATCCCACCCTAGCAGCTTCTTTTCCAAATTGTCATAGTCATAGTTTCTTGGCTCAAAATTATTAAATCTGAGTGGCTGCACCTCTTTATTTCTAGCTATCTTAACTGGATTTTCTTTGTCTACGTAATTGCCTTCTAAGATCTTAATAAAATTATTTGGCTTTACTAACCAATCAAAGGTTACTGTCCAGTTCTTATTATTTTGACCTTTTAGGAAACTGCTGCATTTTATATTTTCTATAGCTTGAAGCATTTTATCTTGTCCATATTCTTTAAGCCTTGCTTGAAGTAATTTATATCTGTTAGTGCCTTTATTTATGGATATGAGCTTTTGGAGTCCAAGTTCATTCCACTTATCTATTATGGATTGCACTTTAGTGCTACTAACTATATCTTTAGATATAGTATTTATATTATTAATTGTATTATTAAGTATTGTATTATTATCTTCACAGTTTTCCGAATACCCTCTGTCGATATCTCGAGTACCTTTATCGATATTTCGAACACCGCAGTCGATATTCCGAGTACCCCCTATCGATATTTCGAGTAGCTTAATTATTCTATTTTCTATTGCTTTTGTGCCAGCTTTGTATTTATAAGAAACAGTTAAAAATCCTTTTTTCTCTAAAGATTTTATTATTTCACTACACCTGTTTTTAGATAAGCCAAAAAACTCTGCAAAATAGTCATTAGACGCAAAACATCCCTTTTCATTATCTAAGCTATCTATTTCAACTAGAAATAATTTTTCATTCATAGTTAAGTGAGTATTCAGCCAAATTTCTTTTGGTATCCATATGCCTTTAAAATCTCTTTCCACAGTCTCGCCTCACTTTCATTATTTGTAATTTAAATTAACTAAGAAACTCAGCTGCATCTACTTAAAGCAACACAGCACCTTTTACATATTTCAATAAATTCTTCAGGTGTAGTCTTTTTATTAAAACTTGTCCTATTAAACCTTATGTCTTCTCTTGTCATAGCAAAAATAATATTAAACTCTTCTTTGCTGACTTTTGATTTTAAATCATTTAAGAATTCTAAAACCATTTACTTTTCCTCCATTTCAATTTATAATGGAGATACGGATGGGCGTCCGTATCTCAAACACTTGTGAACCTTTAATTAAGGTTCTTTTTTTATTTATAAAGTTCATCTTCTTTCATGTTTTTATGTTCATAAAAATCAATACATTTTTTTGTATTCACATCAGCAAATTCAACATATAAATCTCCACATTGATTAAAACAAACTTCTCCAACAGTTACTGTATAGATATCATTAAGCAATTCATTTTCAACTGTAATAGCTCCATCTTTTATTTGCTTCCACATACGTCTTTTTCTTTCTGGAGCATACATTATTGTGTATTCACATTTTTCAGAATCACTTTTAAGAACGTCATAGCCTATTTTCCATAAGATTTCTATTATATTCATCTTCTGAATTTCTCCTTTAATATGTTTAAAATCAGTTAATTTGCTTTTAATATCTTTAGAGCATTATTTAAAACCTGAAGTCTTAGCTCTGGAGGACACATTTTCATAACAGCAGCAACTTGTAACTCTGCCACAAGCTCATCAAAGCCTTTTTTATCTTCTAATCCTATAATAGTTACCTTTAATTCATCGCCTTTCATATCCATTCCCCCGTAAATATAAATCATTTCATAATATGTTTTCTTATCACAATGTGTTACCTAGCAAACTTTATAGTTATAATTGCACATACCATTTCATCAAGTGTTTTCATTATCATTTGCCAATCTTCTTTTTCATCTTCATCAACTTGACCATCACGTGAAATCTTAATCATTAATTTCTTAATGCTCTCTAGATCTTCAAGCTCATCTAAAAATGTTAATACTGCTTCAGCTAAATGTTTAACTTCTATCTTTGGAAAAAGCTCTTTTCCTATCAAAGTATTTTGATAATGCTGCAAAATTAAATATGGGCGATTATATATCTTAGCCATATCAATTACTATGTTTTCTGGCGGTGTCCTCTTCCCCCCTTCATATGCTCTTAAACTATCAACAGATATATCCAGTAGTTCTGATGATTTTTCTTGAGTTAAGCTTGTACATTCTCTCGCTATTTGGTAAATATTTCTGTAGTATTGTTCCATTTCTTTCCTCCAATGTATAAATTAAAATATATATATCCAAGTTTATTGGACTACTTTTCAAAAAAAATTTTAGGATCAATTTTATAGAAACTAGACAATACCTTCGCTTTTGAAATAGTGAGTTCTACACTTCCATTTTCAAGCATAGAATATCCACTTTTACTACTATACCCAAGAATTTCTGCAATTTCTTTTTGCGTTTTTCCACTTTCTAACCTAAGTTTTTTTAACAATTGATTCATTCTACACACCTCCTAAAATTCAATAATCTTGGACTACTATGTTTTCATAATAATCCAAGTTTATTGGATTGTCAATGTTTTTCAAAATAAAAAACCAATTTTCTTGGATATGGCTTTTATTTATTTATGTAAATATGTACAATTATATTGAACTATTAATAAAGGAGATTATGAAATGGCTACATTATCAGATAGATTAAAAGAATTAAGAAAATCTAATAATTTAACGCAAGCTGAATTAGGCAAAATACTTGGTGTAGGAAAAACTACAGTTTCTATGTATGAAACTGGCAATAGTACTCCTAGTGACGAAATTAAATTAAAAATTTCGGAATATTTCAATGTGTCATTAGATTATCTCCTTGGAAAAACTGATTCAAAGAACTATACTGAAGATCCTAATATCACTATTGCACTTCATAGCGATACTGATTATGATGAACTTCCAAAAGAAGCTAAAGATGAGATTAATAATTTTATTGAATATATTAAGCAAAAATATAAAGATAAAAAATAGGATGTTCATTCAGGACATCTATATTTTTAAGTATATACTGTAATAAATTATCAAAATATGAATATTTTATTTACTTAAGGAGGTCTACTTATGTTAGATTATGATAAACAAGAATATCGTAAATACACTGGTAAAAGCGAAAGAGATAAATATTTAAATATCCTCAAAGGCATACTTACTGGAATTACAAGTGATGATGAAATAACTAATAATGAAATAGAGGAATTAACAAATTGGTGTTCATTACTAGCTGATTATGCAAATGATAAACCTTTTGACGAAATACTAGAAAAAATATCAGAAGCCCTATCAGACAACGTACTAACTTTAGATGAAGTTAATGATATTATTTGGGTTATTGACAAGCACATTGCAAAATCCCAAAATAATTATTATGATCCTATCACACATGGACTTCAACAATTGCAAGGTATAATGCATGGTATATTAGCTGATAATATTGTAGATGATAGTGAAATTGAAAAAATCAAACTTTGGATTCAATCTCATGACTTTTTAGTTGGATATTACCCATATGATGAAGTATCTTCATTACTAACTTCAATATTAAGTGATAAGGTTATAACAGACGATGAAAAAAATATATTAAAAGTATACTTTTCTGAATTTGTTGATTCTAATAGCTCTATTAAAATTGATTTTAATGAAATTGAAAATTTAAAGAATGACTATACTATAAATGGAATTTGTTCTGTATGCCCCGAAATAGATTTTAATGGTAAAACTTTTTGCTTTACTGGAGCGTCTATAAAAGCAACAAGAAAAGATTTTGAAAGCTTAATTACTTCACTCGGTGGAACTTTTTCAAAAAATATTACTAAAAAAACTGATTATCTTATTATAGGTGGCAATGGTAACACATGTTGGGCTTATTCTTGTTATGGCAGAAAAGTTGAACAAGCTATTAATTTAAGACAAAATGGTTCTAAAATAATGATAATACACGAAAACGACTTTTGGGATGCTGTAGAAGATAATCAATAGTATCTTTTAACATTGTTAATTTTTCAATATCAGTAAGATGTTTTTTCAAATCCTTATTTTAAAATTGTATTGTAAAAATAAAACACATGAGATAATAAATTTCTTTATTACCTCATGTGTTTAAAATGAAACATTTATTAAATTTATTTTTTAAAAGAAACTATTTATCTCATTCCGCTTCTATAATGTGTTCATTTTTTCTTTAGTTAATAATATAGCTATCTTTTTCAAGTTTTCAAAATTTCCTTTTGCAAATACATCATTATAACTTTCAATTCTCTCAATAGCCTTAGGATTTAACAACATATCATTTATAATATCTAACTGATATGTTATTTTGTTTTTAAGTTCTTCAATTTTTCTCTTTTCACTTTCTAATTTTCCTTTTTCTTCCGTTATTAGTATTTCATTTTTCTTATTTTCATCAATCAAAAATTTTAATTGATTTGATAATTTTAAATATTCTAATATTTTATTATAATCTCCATTTTTAATCCAATCTGGTTTCTCGCATTTAATAAACTGTTCATATTCTTTATCAAAAGACTCAATATAGTAGTTTATCAGTTGCACAGAGTAAACCTTTGTTTTATCTATATCAACATATTTAGTGTAATCAACTAAATGTTTATTAAAATAATTAACAGGATTTTTGTCTTTATACAAATTGTACATAATATTTAAATTAAAAAGTTCTTTTACAAATTTTATATATTCATTCCAATATTCTTTCGGAATTTCTTCTGCCTTTTCTATCTCAAACTCTTCCGCTATTTTAGTACTTTCTAAATAAATTGAATAGCTTTTAATAAATTCTTCTTTTTTTAATAAGACATACTTATTTAGGATTGTCTCCATCAAACTTTTCCATCGTGCTTCTTTAAATTGTTGTGGTCTTTTTGTTCTTAAGTAACTTAATAGATCTTTAAACGCAGATGATCTATAATCGCCATATAATTTATACGAAACTTTTTGTAAAATAATACTTTCTAATGCTTCCATTAGATTTTTTGAGAAATCATTCCATTCATTTGTGCTTAAATAATTAGGTATATCTTCATTTAGTAACTTATACGAATCTAATTCCTCTATTGGAAAATAAATGTTATTATCCTCTCTCAATTTTGATATTATTCTATCCATTATTCTTTTTCGAATCTCTCTCCATTTGTCATCATCGAATTGCTTTGGTTTGGGTAGCTTTAGAATTCTTATAAACTCCACTGTAAGTAAATTTTTTGAAATATTATTATTCACCCCAACTTCAAGCATTTCACCTAAACTTTTGCATAATGATAGCCATTCGTTCTCTGTTAAATATTCAAGCTTTTCATTAGATAATATTTTATAATATCCACACTCCTCAAATTCTAAATAATAATAATTTTTACTGTTAACTCTAACCATTGTTTCCAAAGCATCTTTTCTAAGTTTAACCCAATAATCATTACTTATATATAATGGTGAATTTCTTTTTTTTAATATCTTTTCGTAATGAATAATGCTAATTGCTTTTCTTTGTAATGCTTCAACCAAAGAAAGCCACATGTAACTTCCAAAAACAATTATGTATCCTAATACTACAAAAATAATAAATACAAAAGATGATTTATTGTTTGTACTAGACAATGCTTCTGTTGCTTCTCCTTTATTGTGACTAATTTTAACATCTGCACTAGATAAACCTTTCCCATCTGCCTTTATTGTAATTTTAAAGCTCCCTTCAGGAGGAAGTTCTGGGTATATTATTTGTAACCTATCATTCTTGTTGAAACTTTGCTCGCTATCAACTTCAGAATATTTTATTAACTCATAGTCAGTAATTTTTCCTTGAATATTAACAACTATTTTCTCTGCCTTTGAGTTTCCAAGATTTTTAACAACTAATTGCTGCACAGACTGAGATTGATTAGAAATATTAATTGGTATGTTTTCAGATAAAGTGTATCTAACATCTACAACTTGTCTATTTATCCAAAATGCATAAGATCCACTTATAATCGCTATAATAATTGGTATTATAAAAATCTTAAATGTATTTCTCACATCGTTCCTCCAAAAATAATTACTCGTTAATTATACTAATTCACTTTCCATTTTAAACACATTTAAAATATCTTTAATTAATTTATTAAACTCACTATTTTTGTCTTTTATTATCTGCTTCTTTACTTTTTTTATTAGAATCTCTTTAGTAATACCTAAGTTACTTGATAATCTATTCATTGTTAGATTAAATACCGACTTCCCATCCATCAAAGTTTTCCAGTTTTCTCTCCAGTTGCTTTCTGAATATACTACTTCCATTTGATAAAAATCATTTTCCATATTAATTATCATATCATTCCACTTTTCACTATTAAATATATCAGCTATATATTGCTTGTACATATCAAAACTTTCTATTTTAATATCTTTTTGTTTTACTATAGATTCAATAGTATTTAATTTATTTCTTAATACAGAATTCATATATTTTTTCCTAGTAAATTCGAGTTGTTGAGTAGCATATTCAAATATAATATTTTCTATTTCTTCCTCTTCTATAACTCGAGGATTTTCTAAAACACTATACAGTTCATCAAGAACAATTTTAATATTTCCTGCATCTAGAAAATAATTCTCTAATTCATGTTTTGGCATTACAATAAAATGTGAATCAAAGTAATTAGGTTCTTTATTTCTCATGTCATTTATTGTATTATCATCCCTAGTATCTCTATCAATTAAAAATACAAATCTTGGATCAAATAAATAGTTTTTTATTCTTTTTATTCCTTCAAAAGTTCTAATTATTTCTGCACAGTTTCCTAATGATTTAACCTGAATATTATTTGCACCTATAACGCTATCTAATATCGTAACATCGGTATCTCCTTCAACAAATAATATTTTATCATTTGTATAACTCAATCCAAATTTTCTTAATGTTTTTTCACATGATTCATAATCTACCCTTTTCAATCCATTTCTATCTATAACATAATTAGAACCATTTGCAAAGTTATTATAAATTAGATTTTTTGAATGCGTAATTAAAAATGCTTGATTCAAATGAACATTATATTTTTTATTTTCACCAAATGAATTATTACTTATTTCTTCTAACAAATCTAAAAATCCGCAACCTAATTCCTCATGCAAATGATTCTCTGGCTCATCAATAACCAAAATTCCCATATTCTTAATGTAGCTAAGTAATAATACTGTATACCAAATCAGCTTTTCACCAGAACTAAACTTTCGCATATCAAAATTTTTTCCGCCACTATTTACCAAAAGAATGAATTGATCTTCTCTTGTTTTACCAGAAAAATTAGAAATATTTATGTGTGGCATTATTTTCTTAAAAAGATCTTTTGCAACATTGAAGTAAAATTCTGTTTTTGTCTTTTGAGGAATCATCCTAGCATATATATAATCATTAATCATAACAGAATATAAGCTACTATAAATCACTTCTGGCTCCAATATAAATCTTATAATTGGCGATAATCCTGCACTAGAAGCAAATTTTATACCTTGAAATGTCACATCGTTTTCTTCTACTTTTTTATCTGCAGAAATGTATGCAATAATATTCTTAGGTTCATCTAAATTCCAAAATAAATCCAAAACTTCTTCTTGTTCATCATTTTCTAAAGAAATCTCCCATCTAGTATTTTCTTTTAAAATTTCGACTATTTTTAATGTAATAATTAATTCATAAGGTCTCTTTACAAAGTCTATGGGTTTTAGTTCTAAAAATTTCTTCATTTTTAAATCACTAACTATTTTAAAATCATTTTCATCAAATGAAAACGAAGCTTGTATATATGAATTTTTGTCTTTAACAAATTCATACAATTCTTTGCCAATATAACTTATTAAATCTTTTTCATTATAAGTATTAATAAATGCCATATTCATTTTTTTAGCAAAATATGCTTTTTGAACTAGCATTAGTGATTCAAAAATTGTAGTTTTACCTGAACCATTTTTCCCACTAATTGTGTTCATATTAGAAGAATCATTGAAATCACATAATAATTCTTTTTCATATTGTTTTATGGAATATAATTTTAATTTATTTAATTTCATAAAGTTTATCCTTTCACACAATAACTTCTTATTAATTATTAGAAATATATTTTATTATATCATATTTTGTAAATATTTAACCATTAATCAATAATTTAGTCAACTAATGTATCCCTTGAACATACGTTCCTATTCTATTATAATAATATCATTAATACTGATAATGGCGGTGATAGACTAATGAAAAATTTAAATAAAATTTTTTGTATTATCGAGAAAGAAAAAATACATCTTGAAGAAAGAAGTCTTAATCAATATTCATTTAATGGAATTTATTTTAAAGCTCCAGATCTTCCTCCAGTTATAATTGTAGAAAAATCTATTGTTAATGATAGATGTAAATATATATCTATCATTGCTGAAGAGTTAGGACATCACTTTACTAGTTTAGGTAATTTAACTATTGAATCTAAAAACTATTCTGAAAAACTTATGAAAAATAAGCAGGAGCATAGAGCTAAATCATGGGCTGCTAATTTTCTTGTGAGTGATGATGAATTCCTTCAAGCACTATGTAATTGCATATCTACTCCTTGTGAAATATGTGATTTTTTTAATATAACTAATGAAATGCTACAATATAAGATTCGTTCTATAATTGTTGATGAAAATAGATATAATCATATAAGATCTGCATTAAAGAGAAAGGAAGTCCCATATAATAGTTGTGAAATATAGTATTTTCCCTACTACTTTTTAATAAATATATGTAGCTATACTCAATTAACTTAACCTATTTATAAAACTACAATCAGTGTATAACACTTTGGAGGTATACTATGAAAGCAGCTATTTATTCTAGAAAATCAAAATTTACTGGTAAAGGTGAAAGTGTAGAGAACCAAATAGAGCTATGTAAATCTTATGCTAAAAATAACGGCTATGATGATATTTATATATATGAAGATGAAGGCTTTTCAGGTGGTAATATAAACAGACCTGAATTTAAATCTATGATGAAGGATGCTGCAGCAAAAAAGTTTGATGCAATTATTTGTTACAGGCTTGATAGAATTAGCAGAAATGTTTCTGACTTCTCTACTCTAATTGATGAATTAAAAGTCCTTGGCATTGATTTTATTTCAATACGTGAACAGTTTGACACTTCTAGTCCTATGGGTACTGCTATGATGTTTATTAGCAGCGTATTTGCTCAATTGGAACGTGAAACTATAGCTGAGCGTATTAAAGATAATATGTATGAGCTTGCTAAAACTGGTCGATGGCTTGGTGGAACTTCCCCTTTTGGTTTTTCTTCTGAACCTATATATTATTTAGATAATAATTCTAAGCAAAAAAAGATGATGAAATTATCTCCTATTAATGAAGAAATTTCTCTAGTTAAACTTTTATTTGAGAAATATTTAACTCTTGGAAGCCTTGGAAAACTTCAAAAGTATCTTATTCAAAATGACATTAAAACTAAAAGAAATTCTGCTTGGGATATAAAAGCCTTGCAGCTCTTACTTAGAAATCCTGTTTATGTTAAATCTTCTGAGCTTGTTATAAGTTATCTTTCAATTAAAGGTGCAACTGTATTTGGTGATCCAAATGGTAATGGAATATTAAGTTATAACAAAAAAGATTCTAAGGATAAATATAAAGATATTAGTGAATGGATTCTTTCTGTTTCAAAACATGAAGGTGTAATTGATGATAATTTATGGATTAAAGTTCAAAGGCAATTAGATAAGAATAAAGATCTTGCACCTAGACTTGTTAATGGCAGCGAATATGGTGTATTTAATTCGGTACTTCATTGTGCTAAATGTGGTGGAAAGATGATTCAAAAGCAAGGTCATGTTTCTAGAAAGACTGGAGAAATTCTTCGTTATTATATATGTATAAATAAAATTAACCCAAGTGATAATACTTGTGATTCAAAAAACATAAGACTTGATAAATTAGAAAAGAGTATTATGAAAGAACTCTTTAAGGCTACAGATAATAAAGGCTCACTTATTAAAGCCATTGAAGAATATAAAAAATCTTTGGAATCTGAAGCTGTAGATAAAAACAGCATTAAATCATATGAAAAGCAAATATCTCAAAAGGAGCTGCAGGTAAAAAACTTAATTGATAAGCTTTCTTTAAATCCTAACATATATGATTTACTTTCTTCTAGAATTGAAGAATTAAATAAAGAGATTAAAGAATTGAAATTTAAAAAGTTTGAATTAGAAAATACTAATAGCAATTTAAAAGCAGCTATTAAAGAAATTAATGCTTCTACTTCTATGCTTTTGAATTTTAAAAAGCTATGGGAAAATGCTGATTATTCTATGAGAAAGCTTCTTATAAATTCTTTTGTTGATTATATTTCTTATAACTCAGATACTCAGGAAGTAGTTATCAAGCCATTTTGCACTAATAAAAAAAAAGGCGCTCTTTAATGTAGCGCCCAAATGCACCTGCAGTTGCAGCAAAATCTATATTATTTACCATATTGACATCTGTTTTAGGATTAATATTATTGTGTTTCATAGCATACTCAAAAGCCATTTCAGGAACCCCACCAGGTCTTCCTCCTATAATATTTTTCCCTTTAATATTTTGCCACTTAAAATTATCTTCCTTAGTTCGTCCAACCACGAAGGAACCATCTTTTTGGGTAAGCTGTCCAAAAAGTATCGGGTAGTCTTCTCTTCCTTGATTATTAATGTAAATAGTTTGTTCTGGTCCACAAAAACCAATGTCTGCCGATTTGCTTAAAACAGCCTGCATAGTTTTATCAGCACCTTGTCCTGTTTGCAAATCAATTTCGATTCCATTCTCTGCAAAATATCCTTCTTTCATTGCAACATACATAGGAGCGTAAAAAACTGAACGTGTAACTTCATTTAAACGTACAGTTACTTTACCTTCCTTAGTTTTATTATTACTACTACAGCCAAACATAGATATGGCAGTTACACTCGAAATCAATAAAGCAGTTAACACTTTTAACTTTTTCTTCAT